AGGGGAGCTGGAAGCCATCGACCGCCGTCTGCATGAAAATACCGCGCGGTGCTTTGACGGGGTTCTAAGACTTTTGCTCGACAACACCGGCGAATATACCAAGGCGCTATTGGGCGGCGGACGCGGCAGCATGAAATCCTCGACGGCAAGCCTCGGCATCAGCGCGGGACTGGAGCATGACGAGGATGCCTGCGCGCTGGTGCTGCGCAAGGTTGGAGATACATTGCGCGGCAGTGTCTTTGAGCAAATGCAATGGGCGATTGACGTGCTGGGACTGGGCGAACACTGGAGAGTGACCGTCAGCCCGATGGAGATCGTCAACGAGCGGACGGGGCAGAAGATTGTTTTCAAGGGCTTGGACGAGCCGAAGAAAATCAAATCCATCAAGCTGCCGTTCGGGAAATATTTCAAATATGTCTGGTTTGAAGAACTCGACGAGTTTGCAGGCGAGGGCGAAATTGAGAACGTGCTGGATTCCGCGATTCGCGGCGGCAAGGCTGCGCTCTGCGTCTGCACCTATAACCCGCCGAAAAGCGCAAATAACTGGGTGAACAAGTGGGCAATAGACCCCGGCAAGAGCGTTTTTGTTCATCGCAGCGACTATACGATGGTCCCTGCCGCATGGCTCGGACCGACATTCATCAAGCGCGCGGAGGAGCTGAAAGTGCGCAACCCGCGCGCATATGAGCATACCTATCTGGGCATTGCGACCGGCGAGGGCGGCGCGGTATTCAAGGCGCTGCGCATCAAGCCGATTGTCAAGGAGGACCGGCTGCGGTTCGAGCTGAAGCCGAACATCGGCATGGACTTCGGCTATGTTGACCCGAACGCCATCGAAAAGACCTACTACGAGGCGGGCGAGCTGCGGACGCTGTACATCTATGAGGAAGTCTATCAAAACGAGATGACGACCAAGCAGATCGCGGCGGCATGTAAGAAGATTGCGCGCCACGGCGAGCTGATCCGCGCGGATAACGCGGCAAAGCAGGTCATCGTCGATTTGCGAACGGACTACGGCATCAACATTACCGGCGTAACGAAGGGCAAGAATTCGCGGCAGGCGGGCTATGACTGGCTGCGCGACCTCGACCAGATCGTCATCGACCCGATAACATGTCCGAATGCGGCGCGCGAGTTTGCCGCGTATGAGTACGCGCGGGACAAGAGCGGCACGCTGGTCGAGCGATACCCGGACGGCGATGACCACAGCATCGACGCGGTGGCGTATGGCAACCGTGAGCATATTTACAGGAGCAGGCGCACGAGCAACGTGAGCGGAAAGGGGGCGAGACGCTGATGCAGCCTTATCAACTTAACAGCACAGACTGGATCAAGCAGGAACTTGCCGGACTGCTCGGCGAGCAGGTGACGCGGGATATCAACGATATTATCCGGCTTTACAGCCTGTACGACGGCGACGGGCAGAGATGGCAGGTCGAAACCAAGGGGCTGGATTACACGCCGACCGTCAAGGTGACGAACATCATCGCGGAGCTGATCGGCAAGGAAGCACGCTATATGATGGGCGTGGAGCCTGAGCTGCACATCGTCCCCAAGGAAAAGGACAATCAGGCGGCGCAGGCGAACGCAGACGTCATCGGCAGTTGGCTGACCGCGCTGCTGGAAGAGCAGAAGTGGAGCAAGAAGCTGCTGGACGCGGCGAAGGACTGCTTCATCGGCAAGCGCGTTGCGCTCAAGCTCACGGGCAAGCGCGGCGGCAGGCTGGGGATTCAGTTTCGCCCCAGCTTGGAGTTTGTTTTCGACACCGACCCGGAGGACGTGGACAGGCTGACGAAGGTCATCTTCTTCTACCACACGAATGAAAGCACGGACAGGCTCAAGCAGCGCATCTGGCGGCAGAAGTACGAGCTGCGGGACGGGCGCTGCTATCTGACCGAGGGGTTGTATGACGGCACGGGACGGACAATCAGCGAGACCCACAGCGACGAGAACACGGGGCTTGACTTCATCCCGGTCTATGTCATCATCAACGACGGTTTGACCGGCGACATGACGGGAAAGAGCGACGTGGAGCGCCTCTGGGACAATCAGGACGACTATAACCGGCTGAAAAGCGACGACCGCGACGCGCTCAAATTCAATATGTTCCCGCAGCGGGTTTTCCGCGATGCGAATCAGGAAACGATGGACAGGGTGAAGATCGCGCCGGGCGCAATCATCGACGCACAGACAGACCCTAGCAGCGACCATCAGGTCGATGCGAAAATCCTTGAAGCGCAGTTTTCCTATAATGAACGCATCGAGAATGCGCTGAACCGGGACAAGAACGACATGTACAGCCTGCTGTCCGTGCCGAACGTATCTCTTGAACAGCTCAAGGGCTTTGCGGCATCCGGCAAGGCAATGAAAGCGCTGTACTGGGAGCTGACGACGAGGTGCGAGGAAAAGTGGAACGAGTGGGACGCGGCGCTTCGCTGGATGGTGCAGGCGCTGGTGAAGATGGCGGGCGCTTATGGAACGGACAGTCTACCCGCGCTTGACTTTACCGTGAGCATCGACCATCGTTACCCCATCGCAGATGACGAGGACGCGGAACGGACGCTTGACCTGCAGGAGGTCAGCCAGCAGGCGCGCAGCCGGAAGTGCTATATGCGCAAGTGGCATCCCAATGAGGACAGCGATTCCGAACTTGCGCAGATTGTCAGCGAGCAGAAAATGCTGGACGATGGGTTTGAAGATGGAATCCGCGCGGAAATGGTTGAATCCAAATTGGAATGATGATATACTGTTGGTAATAAAATGCGTTCCAAGGAGGGCAAAGATCATGCGGAAGATTGCGATTGCGGCCGGGGTAGCCGCACTGTTGTGTGTGGGGAGTGTGGCGATGGCCGAACCGGCTCAGGTGGATTATGAGAGCATGACCCTTGAGGAAGTCAAGGCGCTTGCAGACGAGGCCAACGCCTACTACAAGGAGCAAACGACGACCGGATCGGAGAAAGCCAAGGAAGCGAAAGGCTTGTTGAGCAGCGCGCTGGAAGAAATGTATCCGGGGCAGACCATCAGCGGGCCGCTTTTCGGTTTTGACGTGAAACGCGAGCGCACGGTTTACACGATTGACGGCTCGTTTACAGCCAAGCTGGAAAAACAGAAAACCACGCATACGGTACACGCCGTGTTTGAGGATGCGGAGGGGCTGAGCTTTACAGAGCTTGTGGTGGACGGCAACACGGCGGACGCGCCGGAAAGGGCGGAGGTCGAACCGACGCAAATGCCGGAAGCAACGGCTGAACCAACCGCTGAGCCGGAAAACAAGAAAGGCTTCAATGACTATGGCGAGCTGCTGGATTTGACGGAGACGGACGGTATCTGCGTGCTCAAGTACAAGATTACGTCGAGCGCAACCAAGAAGATGACGGTTAATCAGAACTATTACACGGTCGTCAATTTCATCAAGGATGGCGGCGGAGACCAGTACGACGAGATTCAATATTGGGCGGTTGCAGATATGCAGGATGGCAGCGAGAGCAAGGTCATCAGCTTTACGGTGTCCAAAGACCTTATCGAAAAGATTAAAGACGGAACAGTTTTGCCTACGAAAATGGGCGATTATGTGGATGAACTCTGGCTTTTGCCGAGTCTCCGCTAAAAGACAATCAAATCGCAGAAACGCTCCAAACGGGGCGTTTTTTGATTGCTCGAAAAAACGCCCTGTAACGCCCGACGGCGCGCGGGGCTAAAATCCCACGCGGAAAGCCGCGGACGCGCTGAAAACGCGCGTTAAACGCGACAAACGCGCAAAAGGAAAGGAGCGAGCGGCGGCATGGCGCAGGGAATGACCTACAAGGACTTTGAAGCGCGCATGGCTGCCGCCCGCGCGGCGCACCTGAAGAACATCGACATCACCGGCAAGAAGATTCAGGGCATCTACACGCAGGCGGCGCGCGATTTGGCAAAGCGGGCGGAAACGACCAAGGCGGGAACGCTGACTGAGCGCTGGGTGACGGATTACCAGAAAGCCCTCGAAAAGCGCATCGAGCAGATGCGCGGCGAACTGGGCGGCACAATTCTCTCCGGCATGCGAAAGTCGGCAGGGCTGCCGGGTGATACGGTGGAAGGGTGGCTGAACGACGCGCTGGCGATGGTCGGCGTGGACGGGAGCTTTACCGGCACATTTTCCCGAACGCCGGACGCGGCGCTGCGGATGCTGATCGACGGGCGGATGTACCGCGACGGAAAAAGCCTGTCGCGCCGGATATGGAACCGCACCGACCAGCTGCAAGGCAGCATTGAAGATATCCTCACGCAGGGGATCGCCCAGCATCGCAGCGCGCTGCAAATCGCGCAGGACTTGGAGGCGTATGTCAGCCCGAAAGCGAAAATGCCGGTCAGCTGGCTGACGCTTTACCCGGATATTCCCTTTGACCGGCAGATCGACTACAACGCGCAGCGGCTGGCACGCACGGCGATTAACCACGCATACTGGGCGGCGAACATGGCGGCGGCGAAGGCAAACCCGTTTTGTAAAGCGATGCACTGGCAGCTCAGCCCCAGTCACTACGAGCGGCAGGTCGCCCGATTCGGAGAGGATATCTGTGACGCATACGCCAGCCACGATGAAGGAATGGGACGCGGAAACTTCCCGATTGACGACGTACCCATGCCGCATGCGCAGTGCCTTTGCGCGACGTGGCAGGTCGTGCCGGAGCTTTCGGACGTGGCAGATCGGCTCGGCGCGTGGG